AGGTGACCGAGCTGCAAATGCAGAGCCTGGTACGGGCAGGGTGTTAGCACGTCTGACGAGGGGGGTTTACCAACCTTCTGGGACTAAGCTGATCCCGTCACAGTTCCATGACATTTTAGAGCCTTGTGGCAAGATTCCATCTGCCCTAACTGCTGGACTTGTTGGTGACGAGATTGTTTCACCACTTGTACAAGGGCTCCAAAATTACAATGGTACTCGAGTTGTCTTTGATCAGAACCACCTCGATGAGATAGCTCATGCCGTTTATCGCCATGCTGTTAAGAATGGTACCTCTGCCGATAGAGTACTTACTACGGAAGAGGCCGTGTTTGGGGTCGATGACTTGAAACCCATACCCTCCGACACCAGTTTAGGAGTCCCACTAGAGTCGTGGGCCACCACCCAATGGAAAGGTAAAACCTCCATTATGGGAAAAGACGGAGTTCGGGGACCCAGGTATGAGGAGTATATCAAGATCCACAATGATATGGAAGAGCAAATTAAGAAAGGTGAGAAGCCAACTGTGGTTTTTAAAGCGATAGTCAAAGATGAATTGCTTGCTCCTGAGAAGGTTGAAGCTCGCAACTCTCGTATCACTTTTGCTAGTTCCTTCTTCTTGCAAGTCTTCATTCGTAAGTACTATGGCCGTATGTGTGCTAACATTATGCGCAAGACCAATGCTGTGTTTAATAGACAAGCGCTGGGTCTTAATGTTTATGCAGACTGGCCTGCCCTTGCGAAATACCTAAGTACTTTTGGTAAAAATCGTTGTTTCGACTTCGATTACAAAAAATATGACGGTAGTCTGGGACGACAATTATTGTCAGCAGTGTTTGATATCATGGATAAGATGTATCCTGATGCCACTGAGGAGGACAAACTTTGTCGTGCATGGATCAGGGAACAGCTAATTTCGGCAACAGTCTTGTATAAGGACTTAGCCGTTGAGTTTGATGGATCCAATACGTCAGGAAACTCGCTTACGGCTGTTCTCAACAACTTCGCCAATCAAATCCTTGTTCTATTTGTACTTTCCACATTTCAATTGAACAAGGCTGGTGTTGAGTATTCCCCAGACATCATTGACTTTGACCTCATTGATGAGCACCTCCGTATGTGTACCTTAGGTGACGATGTAGTCTTAGCCTTAGGTCCACTATTCGATGGGATTGACTCTACCCATTTCGCCAAAATTCTTGGTAGATACAACATCAAGATTACTAATGGTGATAAGTCGGATCCTCTAATTAACATCAGAGGCCTCCGATCACTCGCAGAGATGACCTTCCTTAAAAGGGGTTTCATCCTCATTGAAGGCGAATATGTCGCACCGTTAGACAAAAAATCCATTTCCAAAATGGTGCAGTGGACCAAGAAGGGCTTGGAACTGCGTGAACAACAGAACGTTATTCAGGACGCTATCTACGAAATTTCCATCCACGGAGAAGCGTTCTATGATGAGTGCATGAAGAAGTTGTTGCCTGCCATGGC